CAGTCGAGGCTGCTTGAAGAGTTGTACCTGCTTTTACATTGAGAGCATATCTTTCATCTGGTTTATTGTTGACAGCTGGTACGGTCTGAAATACATCTAAAACAGCTACAGCAGGTGAAGTTGTTTTAGGTTTGTAACCGAATGATTGTGCTATCGTATAAACATTTCTTTTTTCTTCAGCATAAGCTAAAAGTGATTCTCTAAAAGAAGAATCAATGTAATACGATAATACATCACCAACGTATGCAGCCATCTCAATAAACATCATTCCCGGTGAAGCTTCATTGAAGTCATTGTAGGTATTAGGGAAGTAAACCTTTGCATATTCAATCAAACTATCTCTGAAATCTGAAAAGTCTTTATTAAGATAGTTTACTTGTTTAACTACATTTTTATTTACACTTGAACGAGCCATTAATATCCTCCTGTAGAAGCATCTATTGTGATTTGATTTATTGTAGTAGGATTCAATGTCGTTGAGTAATCTATCTTGACATAAATTTGATTTAAATCTCCTTCTTCAGTCAAAGTCTCAACGTTTTGAATATTAATGTAATCTAACCACTCTGAGACAGCACGTCTCACTTCTTTTTCAATGTTTTCTGGTAACTCATCATTTTGTTGTTCGAAACAAAGTTCTAAAAGTTTACTACCAAAAGTTGGTTGCATTGGTCTTTCACCAATATAAGTTTGTAATAAATTTTTCAAATTGAACTCAGCTTGTTCTAAGGAAGTTTTTGTCAAAGCAAAATCATTGAACTTATCTCTCCCTAAAGGTAATTTCAATCCAACGGTTTTATTTGGATTTAAATCTGTTTCAATAGCTGACATTAATTACCTTTCTTGTTCATAGCTTTCATTAAATCACTATAATCACGTGTCAAAGCATTTGTTACGTGTTCAGGTACTTGTTCGGAAGTTACACCTGCTTTTTTCATAGTATCGACTGCTACCATATCACGTTGTACTTCTTCACTTTTACCATAACCTAACATTTCAGTCATTCGACTTGTATCGAATACACCACCTCCTAAAGTAGGATATGATTCCTTACCTTGTTGAGGGAGACCTCCTCGTGTCTCGTTTAAAACTTTGTTTAAAGTTTCATCTTTTGTGTATTTGATTTGTTTTTTAGGTTCAGAAACTTCGGGTTTAGAAATCATAGATTCTAAAGTGGGTGAAGATTCCTCCTTAATAAATATCTTTTCTACCTCTTTTTTGACTTCTCTACGAACCGCTTCTTGTATTATCCTTACAAGTTCTTTTTTAGTCATAACAACTCCTATATTGTTTTTACTTTATCACTTAAATAAGTGGAATTATTTATTGCATTTTGTAAATCTTTATTTTGTTGTAAAAGTGTTTTATTTTCTTTTGTTAAATCAACAACTTTTTGAGGATTCGGTGTAGGTCCTCCTGGTGATGAAGCTATAATTTCTGCTGAGTTTTTAGCTATTGTAGCTTGATTTACAGATTGTTGAGCTGCAAATATCGGGTCAAGTAATTCTTTCAAATCATTACCCTTCACAACAGGTTGTAAATTGTTATTATCACCACTACCTAATCTAATATCACTTCCTTTAATAAATATACCATCACTTTTTATTAGTATTTTTTTTCCGGTTATTTGTTGATTATCAAACTTAATATCACGTAAACCAGCTGAAGTTAGGTATATTGAAGAAGCATCTGTATCGATATTTTCTTTTACAGATTTTCCTGTAATCTTTCGAGTATCAGAATCAAGAGTTTGACCAGTTCTTATCTTGATTACTGGTGAATTATTAGCATCATTACATCCTATATTAATAGAATTACCGTATCTTCCTTCAAAAACAACATCACCTTCATTTACCTCAATATGTCTAATATCTTTTTTAAAAAAAGTCTTACCGAATTTAGTATCAGGTGGTAAATCAACAGGTATAGAATTTTCATTAACTGAATTTTTTCTATTGATTATCGAAAAATAAAAAAGTTTTCCATTATACTCAGCTGTTAAGACGTGTTCACCAACAACTGGGATTGTCTGAATATGTGGCATCAAAGGAAAAACTTCATCAACTTCATCACCCGAAACTGAAAATTTTCCCTTGATTGCTCCTTGTAATCCTGTATCATTTAAATAGACTTTACTAACAACAACAGGTTCTGTTTCGTGAAAATCGTATTGTGATGCTTTGATTAGTTTTTTAATGTATGAACTAATTTGTTGAGGTGTACCTAAACGGTCTAAAGGTATAGAGGTATGCGTGTCAACACCCTTTCGTTCTCTGTACATTTATTGTCCTTTTACTGATTCTATTCGATTTTGAATTTTGTCTGATTCTATTTGAATGTCTTTTATGGTATCTTCCATTCCAGCTAATAGTTGACTTTTTTCTTCTTCTGATAAACCAAACTCGTTTTCAGAACCAGCCTTGTTTTCAGCTGAAATCAATCTTTGTACAATACCCGCCATCTTAACAAGTTGGTCATCGTTCTTAACGTTGATTTCAAGATATTCTTTTATCATAGGAACTAATTGTACAGCTGTATCACCATCTTTGATGAACTGAACAAGTTCTTTTGTAAGTATATCTAATTGTTTTTTGTTATATTCTGTATTGTCGTATATGTCTTTGAAAAGAGATGAAAGAGATTTTCCTTCAAAGATTTCGTAGTCAATAGCCATAATCTACCTTAAATGTTATTACTCAATTATAAATATATCGTAGTTTAAAAACTTTAATATATAAATATATATTAGAATTTATTATTTACTTACAATATAGTTATTATTGGAGGTTACTCGGTTAGCAAAATTACTGGGTAGCCTTTTTTTTCTAACTAACGGGAGAAAACCATGAAGGAAATCGTAACAACGGTCAAAGGATACATTGATGACTTAGCTCATCTATTGTTATCTTTTGTAACCATAGGTGCTATATCTGAAGTTATCTTTGGGTCTGGTATCTTTGGTGTCAATGTTATTGGTAACCTAACATCCATCATAAACAAGTTTGGCGAATCGGGTTTCGCCGGGCTCGTCGCCTTGTTGGTGTTGGTGGGTTTATTTCGAAAGTAGGAGCGAAATAGTACAATAGTATTCCTACACTATTGGACACTTAAAAAGGGAAGTTTCGGCTTCCCTTTTTTTGTTTATAGTAAATGTGAGACTTCTATGTAATCAGAATTGAATTGAGGTTTTCGTAGTCCACAACCCTCTACAAATGTCCATTGTTTTCCTCCTCTGAATATACTTTTGTCAATAATCAAATCTTCAAATTTATTATTGTCAACTCCTATACTCATCAAAACTAATTTCTTTTTATATCGGTATATTGTTCTTGTGTTTGCTACTAAACCTGAGAAGTAAGTTACACCTTGAGAATCTTCACAACCAAAATCTTTTGAAAGAAAGTCAGGTGAGTTCCACCATCCTGTTTTTTCAAATTGTTGCATAGGTGTACCTTGTACTTTGTTATATAGATAATTACCCGCAAGAATATTCTGACGAGGATGTACCCATTTTCTATAACTTGAATGACAATGTGTAAGAGTAGCTTCCCAAAATCTTTGAGGTTCTCTCGACTTCCAGTAAGCTAATGCCCATACTAATTGTCCGTAAGCTAAGGCGTGTCCTCTACAATAACTATACTTAGGTGAGTGTCGTAACTCTTTTAATATATTTGCTTTCTCAACTGAACCTTTTTGATTTTGTAGTTGAGCCATAAATTCACTTATCACGTTAGGAATCTGTTTACTAAATCCTCTTCTGTAATAATCAGCTTTATCAAGTGAACAATCAACACTATCTGATATGTATTCGATAGCATCTTCGTCTGTAATTATGTGTCTTCTGTTTTTTTCTTTTCGTAAGAAAGCAGCCTTACGACCTCCATCAGCAGCTGCTGGTCGTATCAGAGCTAGAGCAAGAGCTACATCATATACAGATTTAGGTTGTAGAGCTAAAATACATTTTCTCATAGTTCTACTTTCACTCTGAGTTAGACCTAATACTTCACCTCTACATAACAACTCTGATGCCTGTTTGTCAAATGGGTCGTAGTCGGCTATCGGTTTATCAGATAACTCCCACAACTGAGAAAGACCTCTGTTACACAATAAATCTATTTTGATTAAGTTTTGTTCCTCAACATCATACTTGTCTAATATGATTTGTTTTTTCTCTTCTTTTAACCATAAGTCTTCTGGTACTTTATCATTAAATACTATGAGACCTCCACAATGTAATGACCATTGTCTTTGTTTTCCCATCAATGATTTAGCATAAGTTTTTACATCTCTTCGTACAATAGGGTCAGGAAATATTTTGTCTAACTTGTAGTTTCTAGGTAAAAACTTTCTATGCCCAAACTTTCTGATAGCTTCTCTCATAGCACTTTTAGGTTTGTACATAACTTTATTACTGATACGAGCTACTTTACCAGGATGTTTCTCGTGAAACTCATCAATCAATCCATCACGTGTCCAATGAGGTACATCTAAGTCAATGTCAGGTTGAGTATCACGACAAAAATTCATAAAACGTGTCAAAGGTATTTTTTCTTTGATGGGATTTATATCACTAATACCGAGTTGATAACACACGAGAGATGAAGCGGCTGAACCTCGTAATACGTGAGGAATGTTTTTATCTTTGATAATATCTAATAAATCACATACTCTATGAAACGTATTTATGAAACCCTTTTCTTCAATTATTTTATATTCTTTATCAAGTCTTCGTATGTAATTTATATCTGTTGGATAGGCACGGCGAAATCTTCGGATAAGCGTCTTAATATCCTTAGAGTATTTTTTATCTAATAGACTTATTTTTAAATCACTATTCGATAACACTAAAACCTTTCATTATGTTAGCGGCGACGGATAGGAATCGAACCTACCTGTAGTATCAACTACTACACTACGGTGTTGAAGACCGAGGAGAGCACCAGCTACTCAATCGTCGCCATAAATTAAAATATCGAACCAGTATTAGAGGTATCAATCTCACCTACTGCAGAAAACTCCTCCATCATATTAAAGTAATAACGTTTCATTTGATTTATTACTCGTGTGATATGTTGAGTATTAGAACCTGTCATTTCACGAATCATAATATAGAGAGCTTTTTTGTTGAAGTTCTCGATATTTTTTCTTCGTCTAAATAATTCTAATACAGCATCAGCTACAAGAATATCTTTTTGTCTACGAAAAATATTAGTAATATTATTATCCCAATACTCTAACATCTGGTCTACAAATTGAATGTTAAACTCATCAGCTTCCTCTTGTATAGACTCACTAAGAACATTACGTTTGAAATCTAATACTTTGACTTCATCGTGTGTTTTCATTTTTTTGTAATTATTATTATTATTTAGAATCAAATAATTTTTACCAATTACAGAAAAATATGAGAAAGCTCTTCCTTTGTCAGCTTTATATTTAGGCATCTGCATCACTAAAAAAGATACTACTTCGTGTTTAACTTCTTCAAAAGGATAATCAAAATAGTAAAACTTAAATGTGTGAATTAAGTTTTCAGCTAATTTATCAAAAGCAGCAGCTATATGTTCACGATAGATTCTATTTCGTATTGTAGGATTTGAACATTCATTGTACCTAATGATAGCATTTTGTACTGGTGTTCCAAAATATACTTTACTTTTTTTACGTCTTTTTTTCTTAACAACTTTAGCTGGCATTTACATCTTCTCCTTTGAAGGTTTCTAATTGTTTTACGGTATCTTTGATAGCCTCAAATATACTACCAATTTCATCATCAGATTCAAAATGTCCTGTTGAATCAATTTCTTTTAAATCTGTATCTACTTGTTGTATTACTTGTGTAAAATCTTCTACCCAAGTTTCGAGAAATTCTGTTTTTCTAAATAAGTTCCAAATAACATATCCCTCGATAACGACTAATAATCCTAATACTATTTCTATTATCATTATTTATCTCCAAATAATTCGTTAAACAAATCTTTAGACTTTTCTGATAAAATATCAGGAGTTTCTGATTTAGTGATAGCCTCTTTGATTGTGTTTACTGATTTTTGTTCTTGTTCTTCACGTTCTTTTTTAAGTTCAGGATTAAGAATCTCACTATAATTTATATCAGAATCTTTACTGAACATATAACGTTCTTTTTCTAATCTTGTAGCCATCATATCAGCTTGATGTAGTATTAAAGGTAAATTTGTTTTAAGATTTTTACCCTCACCGAATCCCATCAAGTATCCTTTATTAGCATCTTCATACATTCCATCGGTCAATCGTAGAGCTAAATATTCGATTTGATTCATCTTAATATCAAACTGAGTTAGTAACCAAACAGCTCTGTCTGTAACGGTCATATAATGTAGTTTGTCATTATACTCATACATTTTACCCTGATTGATTCTATGCCATTCAGACTCGTTAGGTACATAGTAATCTTCTTTCATATCACCTAACTTACCTAAGTCGTGATGAAGAGCACAAAAGATAACATTTTCAAGAGTATATTCGTCTGTATGAGCTCCCATTTCTTTCCACATCTCATATATTTTTTGAGAACATTCTGTAATGTTAAGAATATGGTCAACATAACCTCCAGGTATAGCATTGTGATAATACACAACACCACTAGCAGGAGCAAACATAGCTCTATCTTTAAAGTAATCATACATTTTCAAGAGATTTTCTTTTCTTTCTCCTTCAAAGGTATCTTCTATTATACCGATTAGTTTGTCCCAATTTTCTTGTATTTGTTCTGCTGTAAATTGCATTTTTTCTCCTTAAAAGAAATTGTGTGTTGAATTTGTAGGTTGTTTTTTAGTATTACTCATTTTCATATAAAGTTGTTTATATGATTCGAATACTCTTGAGGGGTCTTCACTCTTGACCATATCATCAATGGACCTCAATACTTTATATACTTCACTATCTACTGCTTGTTTCAATATATAATCGTGTCCATAAATTAGTTCAGTTACATTTCTGATAGCATCTTTAAACACATAGAAGTTATGTAATCTCATTCCCATAGTACATTGAGTGTTCCAGTCAGCTACATCTTTCCAAGAAACAAGTCCTCTAAGTACATCATCAAAAGCAGTCATACGAGGCCAATCTTGATTAGGTGTTTCTCTAAACCACTCTATAATGTCAGGATTATGTTTTTCACTTGGAAAGTTGATTGATTCAAATGTGGCTTTCTTTATACTAAATCGTGTGTAATATGTACCAAAAACGACAGCTCTGTCAGGAGACGAACTATCAGTCGTTACAACAATATTGGAACCAATATCCTCAAGTGATTTCTGTAATTGAATTAACATCAAGAAGTCTCTGATTTTAGAAGTACCAAGAATGTGAAAGTATTCATTACGAGGATTCAAGTGTTCTTTACCTTGTAATAGAGCATGGACACCTGACATAAAACGATAAAGACTACCACCAGCACCTCCGATACCCCAACCATTGAAATCAAAATCTTTGACTTGGTCGTACCAGTGTTTGTAAGTATGTTCGTCATCACCTTGTACTACGTTTAAGAACTTTGTAGAACCATCTTGTTTTGATTGAAAGTATTTAAAATTGTCAATACTAACATCTAAACATTCGTGAAACTTACCTTCATTCTTCAAACGAGGAGGTAAATCTAAGTTCATAGCCACATCAGTATTTTCTGATAACCAGTTAAAGATTTTATCTCTGTATTTTAAGTCCCATTTGAGAGCTCCAGAAGCGAACTGAAATCCTCCTGAATCACCCATAACAAGATTTCTATCAGTAAGTCCCATTTTGTTTCTGTAATCTTTTACTGACATATGCGCTCCAGCTGTAATCAATAATTGATTGTGTTGAAACTCTTCAGGATATTCTTCACTATAAAATCGTATCGTCATATCATTTCTAAAACGATGGTCTTTTACAAAGTTAGAACCCATCTCACCTGCTGAGAATGAAGGAAAATAAATAAAATTAGTTTTAATCACGGAACCACCTTTCCATAGCTTCTTGATAATCTCTACCGTGTAATGGAGGTAATAAGTTACCTTTCAGAGCCATATTAACTTTATTACAAGCAGTATCAAAAGTATCATACAAATATTGTTCACTATAAAACTCAGGATAAACCAATCTGTTAGGAACAACAGGAACACAACCTAGATAAACAGCTTCGGCAATACTGAATCCAAAGTTTTCTTGTAAAGCAAAACTTACTACAACTTTAGCTCTACTCAACAAATCATAATACTCATCTTTTGAAAAGTTATGTTCAAGAGTATTGATGAACTGAGTACTACCTATAACATCACCTAATCTATCTTCCATTTGTTTAAATAACCAAGGTTGTTTTTCATCTACGTTTCTACCTGAAAATACTACTATATCTTCTTTAGGTTTCTTTTCAACTTTATCAAGATTTTCTGTATCTAAAGGAAATCCAGTTACAACTAACTTGTCAGGATTTATCATTCGTTTTTTTATAATATCATTTTTTATAAAATCACTACCACAATAAATTTCATCAGCAATATCAAACAAAGTATCTTCAAAGTTTTTAGCCCATCGTTCCATATCTCTCACGAAATCAGTATCAGTAAAACTACCCGCGTGAATAAGTCCTCTTAACTTTACATCTTTCTTAGCAAAGTAATTCATATAAGCTATACTTTCGGGAAGTCCTGGATGCCATAAATCAGAACTCCAAATAATATCACCTGAGTCAATTACATCTTCCCGATATAATCTAGCCACTTCTTCAATCTGAGCTGCTTTGAATCTGATTGTAAACTCAGCATCAAGAAAACTTCCTGCTTTCATACTTGTAGGAACGGGAATATCAGGATAAACTTTGATACATTCTCTATCTAAGTTATCAAGATAGTTTGATATATCTCTGTCCATATGAGTTGTGTATCTTGACTCAATATGTTCAAGAGGTAAGTAAATTATTTTACCCATATATTTCTGCTCCATTCTCGTTATCTTCGAATACTGAACAATACACTAAATCAAATTCTTCGAGTAATTCTTTAGCTAACATTTCACAAGACCTTGCTTTGAAGTTACACAAATCATATTGTTCATCATAATATTTTTCTTCTAAATACTTTTTGACTTTTCTTTTAAACACAATAAACTCAACATCTCGGTCATCGTGAAAAACTTCTTTTTTGACTTCAATGTGAAACATATGCCTATGTGGTGATTCAAGATACACCATTGTGGGTTCATACTTACTAGCTTCAGACCACCAATGTAGTCCTTCAACTTGTAATCTACATATTATATTTGTTTTCATTTTAAGTAATCCTGTATTTCTTCTGAGTCTTCAGTTTCCCAAGGATAGACAATCCACTTATCACCTTTATCTAAAACTGAATAATCAGGTTTGAATATGCTTTTTTCGTGTTTGTGTATAGTAACAACATAAGATTGATATTCGAGAAAATCCCATAATGTTCTACCAGTATCTGCTATATCGTCTATGATAATACTATTTTCGTCTAACTCATCTTTAGACATTATCAAAGGTAAATCTAACTTATGACTCAACATTACAGCCAATATCAAACCACCTCTAGGTATACCATAAACACCTTTGAAATCTTTATTTGTGTTTTTAATATTAAAAGCTATATCAGTAACAGCTTCATCAATTAGATTCCAACTTATAAACTCTTTCATTTCAAGTCCCTTATAAAGTTATAAAATTCTTCTCGTGAATTACTTTTGTAGTTCATAAACTCACCACTCAACTTAGATGTCTTCATAGTAGAATTATGTTTGACACCACGAACACAAGCACACATATGGTCTGCCTCAACGGATACAGCAACACCAATGTTTTCTTCACATACATCGTGGATGTGGTCGTGTACTTGCATTGTCAAGTTTTCTTGTACTTGAGGTCGTCTAGCATAAAACTCAACAATACGATTTAACTTACTTAGTCCAATCACTTTACCCTCAGGAGTAGGAAGATACGCTACGTGAGCGTGTCCTATAAAGGGAAGATGATGATGTGAACAAAATGAATGTAGAGTAATGTTACCTTGAAAAACCATACCATCATATCCATCAACATTATCAAAAGCAGTAATCTTAGGTGATTCACTATACACACCTGAAGCCAAGTCATTGACAAAAGCTTTAGCTACTCTGATAGGAGTTTCAGAAGAGTTAGGGTCTTCACTCCAATCAAATCCAAGAGCTGTCATATAATCACCGTAGTGTTTAGCAGCTTGTTCAATCATTTTAAGTTTTTCTTGTTCAGTCAACGGATGATTTCCGTTAGCGTGTTTTAGTTTATTCATCTTTACTCCATTGTTTATATCCAAAAACATTCATACCAATTACGAAGGCACTTATAGCTATTTGAGGTGGTGCATCAATCAGATAAGCATATATCAAGAAGGCTATATTACCTAGTCCCCAAATAATAAAACAAGTTTTTATTTTTTTAGCGTTGAAGTAGTAACCTGCTATAATCATAGCAGTTCCTATCCAACCTATCCAATCATACCCCACGTTCATCTCCATAAGTTATAATATGTAATCTATCTGTAAAGTTGTAACCTTCACGTACACAAAGTTCTGTTAACCACTTTCGTCTTTCATTTAGTTGATTTCGTTCAAGACCTTCAGGCATTAGATAGACCATATGATTAGGGACACCTAGTATTCTTTGTAACTCTTTTACTTCTTCTAAATCTTCTTCACTTGAGATAACTGGTTTGAGTTGATAATCAGGATGATTCTCGATAAGTTGAGACATAGCTTCATAATTACAACGCCACTTTTCGTGTTTCTTTTTATCAGCCTCAGTAACGACTTTACCTGTATAAGACATTATCGTACCAGGTCTCGGTGTACTATTGGACAACTTAGGTGATAACGAAATTAAATCTGCCATAGTAGAAACAAACTCACTACCTTCAGTTTCTATTGTGATGGTTTGATAATACTCTTTACCTATCTTACATAACTCTTGTAACATTTTAGCATGCAAAGTAGGACCTCCACCAGTAATCATAGTGTGATGAATATGAGAATTTTTTTCATAAAACTCTCGAACATCTTGATAAGTAAAAATACCTTTCTCGGGTTTCCAAGAACTATATGGTGTATCACAAAACGAGTCAGCAAACTGACAACGTAATCTACAACCACTTACACGAATCAGGATGTGAGGTATACCTAGAAGTTTACCTTCACCTTGTAGACAAGTGTACATTTCATTTATTGGTAATTTTTTATCTGACATATTCTGCGTGATTGTTTTCGTGTTCCCAAACTTCTACTCGTGTAATCTCAACACGATTGTTTGTTTTTTCTTTTATCATTGGATTTAATTTGTCATATAGATAACGACAGGACTCTTCAATACCAGGATAATAACCTTCAGGTAATATGTTTAAATCTATACCACCTACTTTTTCTAATTCTTTCAATTTAGGAATAAGAGGGTCATCACCAGCTATCAATACTCTATGGTCCCACTCTGATTCAATCCACTTCTTAACATCTTTTAAATCACCGAAGTCCATAACCCAACCTCGTTCATCAAGTTCTGATGCTTCAAATGTTAGTCTTACATATCTTCCATATCCGTGAACGAAAGAACAATGACCTTTGTCTTTCCATTGACGATGACCTGTAGTGATAGGCCCAAATCGTTTAGTTGATTTGAATTTCATTTACAAAACCTTTGTTTTTTTCGTATATAATATACGAAAATATTTGTTATTTGTCAAGTGTTATTTTTTATTTTTATTTAGTACCTTCAGCACCAGTGTACGTTAAGTTCGTACGAGTAATCTTAGCCGTCTCAAACTTATAAGGTTTAGTACCTGGTGATTCTAAAATATCGATTCGATTCACGAAACGAGCATTCATAGCATCACGTACTTGGTACACACCATCTTTATCTTTAGTTCCTTTTAATAAAACAAAGTCGCCGTAATCTAACCAACCTCCCCATCGTTTTAACAGATTTCTACTAACCGCTATAAATTTGTAGTTAGAAGCTTCCTGAGTTCTAATGCGCGTTCCATCCGCGAGAATGTTCGGTGTAGAATCCGTTTGTTCACGAACAGGATGATACATAGTTACGGTCACGTGCATTCCTTCTGTTTCATATTCATCCAACTTTTCTGCTAGTCTTTTATTTTCATCTAACAGAGATTGCAGTTGGATATTCTTATCGCTAAGAAATTTAGTTGATACAATGCCATTAGCATATGTTATCAATACAATAGCTATTCCTAATAATATAGTATTCTTATTCATAGTTACCTTTTCTTTGTTTATATAAATATCTAGTTACTACCCAAAATGGTAATTTTTTTTATTGTGGAGCTGGTGGGAATCGAACCCACGTCCAAATGTTTAATCGATAGAGTCATTCACAGCTTAGTTAGGTTCCAAATTCAGTAGTAACCTACAACCCACTATGGTCAGTTTACAGATTGACGACTGGTAGCTGTTTAACGTCCAGAGCTACTGAGGACATTTATCTAACTTATTTTATGACCGAGTGTTAGATAACTCAGTAACTTAAGCAGCGTATGCGTAAGTTGGTTCGTAATTTGAGATGGGAGGATTATTCCAATCACCATCATTTTCAGCTAAATGCCAATCAATTACTAACCCTTGTAGCGATTTATCGCCATTTGAGTTTTGTTGAGTCTTATTAAAGAGTTTACTCATACTCTGCTGCACTCTATTGTCAAAGAACATCTGTCGAAACCTGGTCAGCCCCAATCTTCGTCTTGATACTCATCAAAGGGATTATCAATGTTCATCTCAATCATAATTTCTATTACTTCCTGAACTAAATCCCAATTTTCTTCTTCTTTAGCTTCCTCTAATTTTTCTAAAATTTCTTGTATATCCATTCCAAAAATCCCTTAAAAACTCAACTGAAAATGCCACAATAAAAGTAAGTAGCAGTAAAATTAAAACAAATGATGTAGCTATTGATACAAATATCAATCCTAATAATTTACCAAGTGCTTTAAAAAATCTTTTCATATAGTTAAGTAGTTACATACAACATTTTTTATATTTTTTGCCACTACCACAAACACACGGGTCATTTCTACCGACCTTTACTTCATTCGTGATTGTAGTTATTATTTGTCTATCTGAGATTGTCATTCCATTTAAATGGTCTATTTCGTGTTGAACACATATAGCTTCCAACAATCTTAATTCTTGGTCGTGTTTATTTTGTTCCTGTTTTTCCCAACTACCTTTACCATCACTAGGATTAGGAGCTCCACTAAAATACCATTCTGCTTCTTCTTGTTCAGTCTTAATAACTATATTAGAATATCTTTGAGTCTGAACACTTTTACCTTTGAATGATAAACAACCCTCAAAATAAGGAACAGGTTCCCATTGTTTTACAATCTTAGGATTAATTAATATTATAGGTTCACGAACATTAACAACAGCAACACTAGCATCAATACCCACCTGGTTAGCTGCTAAACCAATACCGTCTTGTCGTTTATTGAGGACATTGAATAAATCTTTCGCTATAGATAATCCCTCATCTACACTTACCTCTTTTAATTTTTGATTTATATATGGATTATTTTCTTTTAAACAATCAATTACTTGCATTCAATGAACTCTTATATTCGATTAGAGCTTTACATTCATCACACCAAATAGGTTTCATACTTTGATGATTACTATATGTTGTTAAATGGTCCTCCATATATTGACGAACTAAAATCATATCTTCAGTATTATATTCATACAATAACTCACGAGTTAATGCATTTTGTCCACAAGAAACACAAGTTCCTTTTTTACGGACTTTACCTGTCTTAGATTTTAGTGTGTATTTACCGTTTCTTTTCGATAAATTATCCTGAAATCCCATTAAAACATATCCTTGAAAAAGTTAATAAATTTTGTCCAATAGAGTCCCATAGCTGTTAAAAATACTCCTCCTGAAAGTAAAAGACTAGGATGTGAGTGTTCACCACAGAAACCTATCACGTGTTTAAAAAAATGTATTATTTCATTCATCAGAACCTCATATCATTATTATTCATTTTAATAGCTATATACCCTAATAAAAAAACTACAATTAATTCAAACATTTATTTCCCTACTTGATGATTTAAAAAATCTTTTTGTTTCTTGATAGCTTTTTTTAGAGCTTGTTTTTTCTCGTTATGTCTATCTATAAGTATTTGTTCTTTAGTCCTACGTTTAGTTTTAACCTTAGCTTTAGTTATCTTAGTAGGAGGTAGTGTACCTTTTAAATCAGGTTGTTCTTTACCTTTGTGAAACACATTCCCATCTTTATCTACAAATTCACTCATAAAGTGCCATCCAGCAGGACGACCAGTTGGTTTGTATGATTTAGTTTTTTCTTCTGGCATACCTACGGCTTGTAATGTACAATATGAACAAGTAACTGATTTCGTACTTTCACTAACATTATCAACCCATCTACCACATTTATTACATTGTAAAGACATCATAGTCTGTATCCTTTATTTAATAGTGAGCCAGAGATAGGATTCGAACCTACGACCTAGTGATTACAAATCACTTGCTCTACCAACTGAGCTACTCTGGCATTGTGGAGCTGACAGGAGTCGAACCTGCGACCTCCTCCGTGCAAGGGAGGCGCTCTCCCAACTGAGCTACAGCCCCATACTTCGTGTCAACATCGACACAAGTTACCTTTGAGTGCTGGGTGAGATTCGAACTCACGAACAATGGATTTGCAATCCACCCCATTAGACCACTCTGGCACCAGCACGGCCACTACTGATACCTTCTGTTAAAATTTTCATCTTGTATTTGTAAAATATGTTTACAATACTTTTTCTTAAACTTATATCTGTAAGTATAAGCAGGACAATCACAAGCCCACTCTAAACGAGATGGGTCAAAACGAATGTCATAATTTTTACCTTTTACTTTGTAGTGTCTCCAACCATATTCATCAACAAGGACACCATCAAAGAGTTCTATAATCTGTTGAACTAAAGGATGTTCCATAGTTTTAAATAGTACCTAACACTAAAATTATTAACCAGCTTAGGATTATCCAAGTGAAACCTAAACCTTCTGTAATAAACTTTTGACGAGATTGTTTTTTTAATAATTGTTGTCTTGTTATTTGTTTTCTCATTTTATATTCCGTGAGCTATAGGTAGTTTTTCTATTGACAAAGTTGTCTCGTTTTCCTTATCAAGATAATCACGTTCTAATTCATCCATCAACTCCATACGAGATTCATCAGACATATAAGATGGTTTACTAGGCTTACCAGCATACCACATATTTACAATCGTAATTAGATTAGTAACAGAACTCATTACATACTCAACTTCGAGAGTAGCTAGTTTCATTTCTTTTTTATAGACATAAGTCATATTATTTCTCCTTTTTTCATATCTGAATATACAACATAAAACCAATACGTGTCAAGTCTTTTTTTCATTTTTTTTACATTTTATCTAAAGATTCAGTAGCAAATTCAACACTATTACAATATGAAGTTTTGAACTCATCAATTGCTGTTTCCCACATATTATTATCATCAGGATAATCTACAAAGAAAGAATTAGCTTGGATAGCGTTTTTTCTTTCTGAATCAGTTGATAAAGACTTATAGTACTTAGAAAAATCATAATCAAACTTTTCTTTTAAATCTTTAGGATTCAAAACATTAGGTCTGACTAATCTTCCCATATATTGTCTAGCAAACTCTGTAAGAGATACACCTTTTCCATCGTCCTTATCCGTAGATTTAGTGAATATCATTCCTCCTAAAGTAGGAATGTTCATTCCCATTCCTCCTTTATTTATTACCAACATTACGGTTAATTCATCATTATTATCATTCAACATTCTTTTGAGTTTAGTTTCATCTAACTTAGGTTTAATTTGTCCATCAGGAGTATAAATTTCGTTACGACCACTTGTCATTCTACAAATTTTATATTCTCCCCTATAACCTAGACTTTTATAAACAAATTTAACGTGTTCTAAAACAGATTTAACATCTAAACCTATATCTGCTCCATAATATCCGTCTTGATGACATTGTATGAATAAAGTCTTTTTTACTCCTGTTTTTTGTTTTTCCTCTTCAATCTCGATAATTCTTTCTTCTATTCTATCATAAACTGCATCCCCACTATTTACGTTAAGAGGTTTAAATTCTTTATACCAAGCTTGTTTTGTAAGCAATAACTCAACAGGACAATTTTTATTTATAATCCTAAATGTCATTCCATCACGTACCTTAACTTTACCATTTTGTTCTGAATTAGGAGTAGCTGTCAATCCGAAAATGTAAGCATTGTAATTACTAATACGGGATAACAATTTATATAATGAAGCATTATATCTACTACCATACCAACCCACAACTTTTTTATAGTTTTCCTGACCAGTACATAACCAAGTATGAGCTTCATCTATCACTATGGCATGTTCTATATTCTTTTGTTCAGCATAGTAAAGTAACTCATCAAAACTTTCACCTGTAAAACCTTGATGTGATGTTGTGATAATAACTTCACGACCTCTTTCTAACAAATCAATCGCCTCACTTGCGTTTTTCACATACATATAACCATTATCAATAGCAGCATCATAAAAGTCAATCTCATCTAAAATACCGTTTTGAGGTGCTGAAACAATTACCAATTTAATATTGTGAGGTTTCTTTTTCCATTCAGGAATCATATATTTAGTAATCGAATACGTTTTACCTTGACCTGTCTTACCAACAATGATACCCATCTCGTTTCTGACTTTTTGGAAAGAAGGTTGATTGCAATGAGCAATCCAGTCTTTATAAATAAAATCTACAGGTTCAACCCAACTTCTACCTTCAACTCTTTTAAGATTTCTACCAGGAGTCGTCCAATCTTGATATAAATTAGTTTTATATCGAGCACAATTACCACATAACGTAATAAGATTATCAGGTAAATCATTGTGAGGATTTCCGTCCCAATGTTCAGTAGTCAATATACCTTTTGAGTGAGCATCTTTAGGTATTACATAAGTACATTCAAAACCTAAAATACTATTGCAGTTTTCACAATAGTCTTTTTTATGTGTTATTTCCATTTATTATCCATTACTTTTTTTCTTAAATCTTTTGTACATATCATTCATAGCTACCTTTTGTCGTACAGATAAACTTCCTTTTTTAAGTATTTGTTTTTCCAGTGAATCTAAAAAATCTTCTGTACGCCACACATAGATAGGTTTATATTCACATTTTTCAAATACGTTTCTTACTTTTATTAGCTTAAACAATAACCTTTCAGTCTCTAAACGTTTCTTTTCAACTTGTTCAGGAGAGTTTTCGTGTATAATTCTTTTTATACATTTCAACATTTTAGGTGTTATCTTACGACCTTGTAAAAGAGCACCATACATATCAATCGTAAAAGGGTCTGCTTTTCCTGTCTCAACAAGAAATTTTAATTCTTTGATTTCATTACTATAAGTTTTTTGATTGTATATTTCTGTTT